ATGAGAGAAATAGATTTAATAACAGATTCAGGAGAAAGTGTAACTATACAGTATTCTTATGATCCAGGAGAACCAGACCAGTGGTATGATTCTAATGGAGATCCAGGTACACCAGGTTATGGACCAAGTGTTGAAGTATATCATGTATGGTATAACACTAGGGATAGAATAGGTAATTTTGTATCAGTAGATGTAATGAACCTTCTTGAAGAAGACTTTGAAGATAGAATATTAGAAACACATGAAGAATAATATAAGCATAAACGGTATAATTAAGGATGGTAAAATACACTATCCTGTAAAAGCTAATGAATCAAGAATGAATAATTTTTTAGCTAATGCACCAGAAGGTGCTAAAGTTGAAATGTTTGTTAGTATATCAGATGAAGTAAAAGGGAGTAATGCTCAGTTAGCAAGAATACACGCTATGTGTAGAGAAATTGCTAATGAAATTGGTTATACATTTAATGAAGTTAAACTCCAAGTGAAGAGACAAGCAGGTCTTTGTTTTATGAAAAATAATTCAGAGTACTGCAAGTCCTTTGCGCAATGTGATAAAGCTGAATTAAATCTAGCAATACAAGCATGTATAGAAATAGGAGAATTTAGTAATATGAATCTAAGATGATTTATTATTAATCACAGTCATTATATCAGAAAGAGCACTTTTTGGATCTTTATTTCCATCTATAGTTTTATCTACAAATGATGCTAAATATTCTTTTAAGTTTTCTTCTGTTACTTCTGTTTTAGATTCAAGCTCAAGATTTTGTTCTTTAGCTTTTTGCTTAAGAAGCATTTGCAATGCATAGAGAGTATATAACATCTTTTCTTCAACAGAAAGTGTAATGTGTTCTTTACTAGGATCTTCGGATGTAATAATTGTTTTAAATTTTTCTAAGGTAGCAGGTAATTTTGCTACATCAGGAAGTATATTAGTCATCCAATATAAGAGAATATCATTAAGACCCATTATAAACCCTGTGTTTATTTCTAAGTCTTTAATATTCTTTGTGAGATCGTATACTATTCCATTTTTATAACTCATAACATTTCATTTTATAAAAGCAAATATAATAAATTATGAATAAAGTTACAATTAATCTTCCTGAAAAGGTAGATGCGTTAAAACATCAAGTGCAAAACACTGGATGGGGAGAAATTCTCATTCCTTATTTAAACTCTGAGAGTTTTTATAATACACTTGGTAAACTAGTCAAGTTTGTAGATGAAGGTAAAAGGTTTACACCACCAATGAAAGACTGGTTTAAATCTTTTGTAGAATGTTCTTATGAAAATACAAAAGTTGTATTTATAGGACAAGACCCTTATCCGCAACTTGGAGTTGCTGATGGTATATCATTTAGTTGTAGTAATACAATGAAGGAACAACCATCATTAAGACACATATTTAATTCTATAGAGAAACAGTATCCTAACTTTGATAGAAACCCTGACTTAACAAGATGGGCCAATCAAGGCGTTTTAATGTTAAATACTGCATTGACTGTAGAAATAAATAAAATAGGTAGCCATTATTCATTATGGCATACCTTTACCACTGGTCTTCTAAATTCATTGAACTCTTATCCTAATAGACTTATAGTAGTTTTGTTAGGTAAGAAGGCTCAAGAATGGCAGAAGCTTTTACCAAATCATGATATCATACAGGTAGTTCACCCTGCAGCAGCAGCTTATAAAGGTGGAGTTTGGGATGATAAAAACCTCTTCTTAAATATCAATCAGATGTTAAAACAGAGAGGAGAAACCTTGATTAATTGGTAAAATTTTATTAACTTTGATACCCCAGAAAAATATACAAATGACTAATAAACAAACAGTTAACATACTAAAGGATGTTACTAGATTCAAAAGAAGATTCTTTAACAAGTATGGTATAGATGTGCATTTATTTTTCCAACAAGATAATACTATATTGAGTTTAAATGCCATTGAAGGCTTTTGTCTTCAAACATTGCATGAAATTTATCCTGAGTATAAATACATAGACAGTCTATCAGTAAGAACACGGATAAGACCGGTTACTATGATGAGACAAATTTATTTCTATTTAGCAATAACTAAGTATGGATATAGAAAAAGTGAAACAGCTGTATTTATTAAAAGAAATCATGCTACTGCCATTCATTCTATAAAAGTTTGTGAAGATTACTTATATGTTGGATATCATGAATTTGAAGTATGTTTATCAACAGCAAACCAAAAAATAATAACTTATGTGGGAACTCTTTCAGAAAATAATACTGGAGAAGATAACACCAAATCAGATGCTGATGCTTTACAGCATGAAGGAAAAGACATCAGTTCCTTCGTTGAGCTCTGATAAGGAGATACCTAATCTAATTAAACAAGGATTTCTTGTAAAAGAGGAATCTATATATAAACTTACACCAAAAGCCAAGAAGCTTATAATAAAACTAGATAACTATTTCGTTAAGGCTAAAAAAAAGACTAATATCCAACTTATGGGTAAAGACTATAGCCAAATGATTGAACAATATAGAACAATATTTCCTGCTGGTAAATTACCACACGGTAAACCAGCTAGACAAAACGTTAAAGCTCTTGGAGAATCATTTAGATGGTTCTTTGAAACATATGATCATGACTGGCAAGCTGTTATTAAAGCAACTAAGATGTATGTGAATGAATATAGGAGTAATAATTATATGTATATGTCTACTAGCCAATATTTTATAGCTAAACAAGACAAACATAAGGTTAAAACTAGTGCACTGGCTGACTATTGTGATATGATAGTAGATGGTGTAGAAACAGAGATTCACAAATTTAAAGAAAAAGTTGTATGACACCAGAAGAAATTAATGAAGTACTATATAAATTAAACCAAATACTAGAAGATTTTCAAATGCTTAGAGATGGCACATGGGTTCCGGATAGCAAGTCATGCGAAGCAAGTATTGATAATGTAGAAAGTATTATACACATAATAGAGAAATGAGCAAACCAACAGAAGGATGGGTTGGGCAGTATGCTGCCTTTAATGATGCCCTAAAGTATATGTACAAACGTGCCAATGGTGAAGAAAAATCAATTTATACACCTTGGCCTAAGTTTAATGATGCTACTACTGATGGTTTAGAATGGAATACTTTGACGGTAATAGGTGGTAGACCTGGTTCAGGTAAAACACTTATTAAAGATCAAATTATAAGAGAGTCTTTTACTTTAAATCCAGATGATGATTTTAGAGTATTAGAGTTTCAGTTTGAGATGGTAGGTAGAACTTCTGCTCTCCGTGAGTTTAGTTCTATAACTGGTAAAACATACAAAGAGTTATGTAGTGCCGGTAGTACATTAACTACAGATGTTCTTAATGCATGTCATCAATATGCAAAAGAAAGAGTAAAGTATCCTGTAGATATTGTATCTAGACCAATGACTGTAAATCAGATGCGTGAGCAGATTGATCAGTATATGAATAAGCATAAAGGGAAAAAAACAATAATAACATTAGATCATACTATGTTAGTAAAGAGAGCACCATATCAAAATAGCAGTTTAGATATGCTATTTGAGTTAGGTGAATTCTTTACACAAACTAAACGTGAGTATCCATGTATGTTTATTGCTTTATCTCAATTAAATAGAAATATTGATAATCCAGATCGTGCACAGCAAGGTAAATACGGTAATTATATTCTTGAATCAGATATATTTGGATCAGATGCAATGTTGCAACATGCGGATACCTTAATAGGTATAAACAGACCAGCAAAGCAAAAGATAAGATTATATGGACCTGACAGGTATTTGATTGAAGATGATAGAACTTTAGTATTACACTTTCTTAAAGCACGTAATGGTGACACTAGGATGAGTTTCTTTAAAGCTATGTTTGAAAAAATGGAAATAGCAGAAATGGCAACTCCTCCACAAGAAGAAAGAAGATGATAACAACAAAAGAATATTCAGTTAATAAATTTAAAATGACTCCAGAACAAAGAAAAAAGTTAGTAAAAGAACTAAGAGAACAACATGAAAATTATTTTCAAACAGAAGGTGTTATAAATGCATCATATATACCTAAGATGGCATACAGGCCACCTGGCAAGGATGAATTACATGTTAGTTTCTTTCCAAGTGAATTAGAAAGAAACAAAGATATTTATACAGAATTTGTAAGTATAGATTATATAGCTGAAGATCCAAAACGGAGTCTTTATCTGCATCCATACAATCCTCATTGGAAAGAAGAGTATGAGTTGGTAGAAAGTAATAGTGGATTCCAAAGACATTTGATACCCGTCTCTGAACTAAAAATAGTTAGTGACGTAGTGCAAAGTAATGTAAAAAACACTATTTTTGATTCTGCTGATAGAATAGCGGATCTACCAAATCCGGATGATAACGTTCAATCAGAAGGAATTGTGCAAGCACTAAATAAGATAGCGGAAATATTAAATAAAATTGAAAATAAACTAAATAAATAGTATGGCACAAAGTGTTTTAGTAATTGCTGAGTCAGGCTCAGGTAAATCAACCTCAATTAGGAATTTAAATCCTAAAGAAACAGTTATAATTAATATTGCTAATAAACCCTTACCTTTTAAAGGGTGGAAAGGTAAATATACTCCTTTGGATAAATCAAATCCAGCAGGTAACATGATAAGTGTATCAAGTGGCCCAGGAGTTTATAAAGCAATGCAGCATGTGAGTGATAAAATGCCACACATCAAAAACTTAGTTATTGATGATTGGCAATACATGTCAAGCTTTGAGTATTTTGATAAAGCTAATGAAAAAGGCTATGATAAATTTACTCAGATTGCTGCTAACCTTGCTCAAGTTGCAAAACTTCCCAAAGACTTGAGAGAAGATCTGTATACATTCTTCCTAACACATTCAGAAGAATCAACAGATATTAATGGACATCGTAAGATTAAAGCAAAAACTGTTGGGAAAATGATTGACAATGCCCTTACTTTAGAAGGTTTATTTTCTATTGTATTGTTTGGTAAAGTCCGTAAAGAAGATGATGGTAGCTTACACTATGGTTTTGAAACACAAAACAATGGAGAAAATACCTGTAAATCACCAATGGACATGTTTAGTAGTGAATATATTCCTAATGATCTACAATATGTCAGAGATGCTATCAATGCATACGAGAATGAATAATAATCAAAGTTAAATTTTAAAATCAACAAAAATGTTAAGTACAAAAGACATGTCAGCCGGAAGCGGAAAAACTAAACCAGTTATTGATGCAGGTAATCAATTACTAAAAATTAATTCAATTAAATTACACACACCTCCTTATGATAGTAATGCATATGATCTACAGATTAATGTAGAATCAGAAGCAATTAAAGGAGACTTTGATGGTTTTTTACATGATGTTAATAATCCTAATGGCCCACGTTATGCAGGTCAAGTAGGTAGAGTATCTTTTCAACGTTATGCTTTTGCTGATGCAACTTTACCAAGCGGTAGAGAAATTAGTAGAGATGCAGAAATCATGAAATCATTGATATTCATGGCAGAGCAGCAAAATAAACGTAGTGAGTTAGATGCTATTGAAGCAAACACTATTGAAGAGTTTGTAACATCAGCTAATAATATACTAAGTGGTGACACTTACTATAACTTCTGTATTGCAGGACGTGAGTGGGAAAACAAAGAAGGTTATATTAACCTCCAGTTCTTCTTACCAAAACGTAATCAATCAGGAGTGCCATTTGAAGATGTAAATGTTGAGAACAGTAAGTTGACTACATTTAACAGAGATGAGCATATCATCCCAGTTAAAAATAGAACAGCAGCTTCTACTGGAAATTCAAATAACACATTTGAACCATCAACATCTACTGTCGGTGGTGATGATTTTGACCTTTAATAAATATATGGGAGGCCTTCGGGTCTCCCTTTTTATTATATGTTCAGCACTAAAAATCTTATTATAAGTATAGAAAGCATACCAAGCTATTGGGTATTTCAGTATTATTTAAATATATCTGAAAAACTTACAGGCCAGGATGTAAAGATTAAGTCTATATTTAATCCAACAGAGAGAACACCTAGTTTTGTTGTCTACGTAGATAGAAAGATTAAGCAATATAAATTTAAAGATTTTTCTACTGGTGTATCCGGTGGTAAAATAGATCTTATAATGAAGATGTTTAATTTTAACTATAACCAAGCTGTTGGTAAAATGATTCAAGACTACAATGAGTATGTCAAGAACGGAGAAGTAGAATTAATCACTTTAAATCCAAGTGCAAAGTGGACTATGGATCATATTCAGACAAGAGATTTTACTGATAATGATGCAAAGTATTGGCTTTCATTTAGGATTGGTGCTACAATGCTGAAAACTTATAACGTTAGACCTATAGAGTATTTCACAATGTTAAGAGATCAGGATGGTAAAATAGATAAAGCTAAGTTTAAGAAGCCCATGACATATGGTTACTTTACTGCTGATGGTGATGTAATTAAATTATATCAACCAAGAAGTGATAAACATAAGTTTTATAATATTAACAATCATGTTCAAGGTTATGACCAGCTAACATACAATAATCCATATTTAGTTATATGTTCATCTTTAAAAGATGCAATGTGTCTAAAAGGTATGGGTTACAATATAGAAGTCATAGCTCCTAATAGTGAGAATACATTAATCAAACCTTACATCATTGAAAATTTAAAGAAAAAATACAAAAAAGTAATTACTTTATTTGACAATGATGACGCAGGTAAAAAAGCCATTGAAGCATATGCAAAAACATATAATATTCAAGGATGTGCATTATCTATTTGCAAAGATATATCAGATGCTATGCAAAAACACGGCTTTGAAACTGTACATAAGGAACTGAAGCCTCTATTGAGGTTAACCTTAAATAAATAATATGAAGTGGTTTATACCCGGTAATGTACCAAGCTCAAAAAATGGGCGCAGATGGACAGGTAAGTATTTTATAGCAAGTAAAACTGTTGTAAACTACCGTAAGAATACAAAAGAGTATTATCAGAAATATGCTCCTGAGTTCCAAAAAGAACTTAAGAAGTATAAACTTCCTGTCAAAATTGGTTTTACATTTATTAGGGGTTCCCGTCATAAGTTTGATTATATCAATCCTGCACAAACTGTACAAGATGATATGACCAAACATGAATGGATTGAAGATGACAATGCAGATAACATAAATCCTATGTTTTATGATTATGTGTATGACAAAGACAATCCTGGTGTTTATATAGAAATATTAAAAGAGAATAATTTTAAAGATGGAAAGAGATCAAGAAATAAAAAAACAGCTGACGCAGGTTCTTCTAGTAACAAAAGTAAAAGATCTAGGAGTTGATAGTATATATATAGAGTTTTCAGGCTCTGGAGATAGTGGT